ATTGATACAGGCAGATCAGAAATTGATGTTGCTGAAGATAGATTATCTATAGATCAATTACAACATCAATTAACATTAGAAGATGGTGGTGGTATCATGTTAGAGGATTCTGATACTACATTAAACACTATAAACTTCTTATTGGCAGAAACACACGAAGATATAAATCTTGCAACACAAACTAGAGATTACGCTGACAACGCCACGTACAACGCTGACGCTGGGTTTGATACTGCTAGCACAGGTGATGATATACTAGACTTTACAGAAAGAAACCCTTTCGGAGAGGTTGACGAAACATAATGTTTGGAAAACAATTCTACCACGAATCATTAAGAAAGATTGTTGTATCATTTGGTACAATATTCAATAACATTGTCATTGTAAGAAAAGATGGTGATGGTGGTACAATACAAAGATTAAAAGTACCTCTATCATATTCGCCTAAAGAAAAGTTTTTAACAAGATTAGAACAACAACCTAATTTAGAACAAAGAGAAATGGCAATGTCATTACCTCGTATGGGTTTTGAAATCGCTGGTTTATCTTATGACTCATCTCGTAAATTACAAAGAGTAGGTAAATTTAAAAACGTAAATACTACAGACGCAAGTAAACAGTATTATCAATACAATCCTGTACCTTATAATTTATCATTTAATTTATATTCATTTACAGCAACTGCTGAAGATGGTCTATGTATTATAGAACAAATATTACCATACTTTCAACCAGACTATACAGTTACAGTAAATGCAATACCAGACATGGGTATAAAAAGAGATGTACCGATAACACTAAATAGTGTTGATTATCAGGATACATATGATGGTTCATTTACACAAAGAAGAGCTGTAAACTATACATTAAACTTTACAGCAAAAACTTATCTATATGGCCCTATATATTCTAGTAAAGTTATTAAAACTGCTCAAACAGATTTGTATAACGACACAGGCGCTAGTGCAGAAAAAGAAGAAAGAATTGTTGTAGTTCCTAATCCGACTACTGCTGACGCTGATGATGATTTTGGATTTACAACAACTATAACGAATTATTAATTATGACTATAGACGAAAAAATAAACGAAGCTCTTGGTATCTCTAACGAGAAAATACTAACTAAAGCTGTTGTCAAAAAAGAATTTACTCCACCTGTACCTAGGATGGAAGATAAAGAAAAAGAAGACGTTGATAACGACTACAAATACAGTAGAGAAAATTATTACAATCTTATAGAACGAGGACAAGACGCAATACAAGGTATACTTGATATTGCAAACGAAAGTCAACACCCTAGAGCATATGAAGTTGCAGGTAACTTAATCAAACAAGTTGCTGATACAGTTGACAAATTACAAGACTTACAAGGTAAACTAAAAACATTAAAACATGTGCCAGATAAAGCAAGCACAAATATAAAACAGGCGTTGTTTGTAGGATCATCAGCAGAGTTACATAAAATGTTAAAGAATAAAAACAAAAATGTAGAAGTGCAAGAAGATAAAAAGTTTGATGATGGTTTTAATCCTGACGAAGTAAAATATGACTGAAGCATATCTAGGTAATCCTAATCTATACAAAGCAAATTTACAACAAAGTTATACCGAAGATCAAGTAAGAGAAATTGCAAAGTGTATGGAAGATCCTATACACTTTATAAAAACATACACTAGAATTGTAAACATTGATGAAGGTCTAGTACCTTTTAATATGTATCCTTTTCAGGATAAAATGGTTAAGACATTCCATGAAAATCGTTTTTCTATTTGTAAACTTCCTAGACAGTCTGGTAAATCAACTACAATTATCGCATATCTATTACATCAAGTTATATTCAATGACAATATAAACGTTGCCATACTTGCAAACAAATCATCTACTGCTAGAGATTTATTAGGTAGATTACAACTTGCATATGAAAACTTACCTAAATGGTTACAACAAGGTGTACTAAACTGGAACAAAGGTTCACTTGAATTAGAAAATGGCTCAAAGATACTTGCAGCTGCAACATCTTCAAGTGCAATTAGGGGTGGTTCATTTAACATCATATTCCTTGATGAGTTTGCTTTCATACCTAACAATATATCTGAGCAGTTTTTTAGTTCAGTTTATCCTACAATTTCTTCTGGTAAATCTTCTAAAGTTATGATCGTATCTACACCTCATGGTATGAATATGTTTTATAAATTATGGAATGACGCAATACATGGAAGAAATGATTATAAACCTATTGAAGTGCATTGGTCAGAGGTACCTGGTAGAGATGAAAAATGGAAAGATGAAACGATTAGAAATACTAGTGAGGCACAATTTGCTACCGAGTTTGAGTGTGAGTTTGTAGGTTCAGTAGATACATTAATCAATCCATCTAAATTAAGAAACTTATCACACAATACACCATTAGTATCTAACGAAGGTTTAGATATGTACGAGAGAGCAGAAAAAGGTAAAGATTATGTTATGACAGTTGACGTAGCACGTGGTACTGTAAGAGATTATTCTGCCTTTACTGTATTTGACGTAACACAAATGCCATATAGATTGGTTGCAAAATTTAGAGATAACGAAATTAAACCTATATTGTTTCCTCATACTATTGAGAAAGTCGCAAGAGCATATAACAATGCTCATATATGTGTTGAAGTAAATGATCTAGGACATCAAATAGCAGACGCTTTACAGTTTGAATTAGAATACACAAACTTATTAATGTGTATGATGAAAGGTAGAGCAGGTCAGATATTGGGTGGTGGTTTCAGTAAGAGAGGTACACAATTAGGTGTACGTATGACTAAACAAGTAAAACGTATAGGTTGTTCAAACTTAAAATCACTACTAGAGGGCGACAAGATATTGATAAACGATTTTCATACAATACAAGAGTTATCAACATTTGTAAGACGTGGTAGTGGATGGCAGGCTGAAGAGGGTTCAAATGATGATTTAGTTATGTGTTGCGTTATCTTTGCATGGATCACTAATCAAAGATATTTTAAAGAGATGACAGACCAAGATGTACGTGCTAGAATGTACGCCGAACAACAAAACGCAATAGAACAAGATATGGCACCTTTCGGGTTTATGGATAACGGCATGGAAGAAGAATATCAACAAGATGATAGTGGTGAAGTATGGCAGCCAGTAACCGTACGAAAAGGTGATATTTTATAAATATAAACGAGATTAATGATACCTATTAGCTAATAAGAGGAGAACAAACATATGGCATTTCAAGTTTCACCAGGTGTTCTCGTACAAGAGAGGGATCTAACAAACGTAATTCCAGCAGTAGCAACTACGATCGGTGCTGTTGCAGGACAATTCAATCAAGGACCTATGGACGAAGTTACGTCTATTAGTTCGGAGAAAGAATTAGTAGAAACGTTTGGTAAACCCGACTCTACAAACTTTGAATTTTGGTTTAGTGCTGCAAGTTTCTTGCAATACTCATCAAGTTTAAGAGTAGTACGAGCTGCAAACACTTCAAGTGTTAACGCTGTTGTATCTGGATCAGCATTAAGAATTAAGAACACAGATCATTATCAAAACGGTGACGGTACTACTGGACCTTATAGTAACGGTTCAGCTAACGTTGGCGAATGGGCTGCAAGAACAGCAGGCGCATGGGGTAATAACTTAAAAGTTTCAGTATGTCCGAGTGCAACGGCATATGAAGCAGTAAATAAAACAACAACAAATGACGCTTCAACAGCAGTTGGAGATACAACTATCGTATTAACTTCAGGAACAGATTTTCTTGTAGGTGATATTGTAAACTTCGGCGAGTCAGGTGGGCATGAATATAGAGTTACAGGTGTTTCAACAAACACTTTAACTTTTGTAAGACATCCATCAGGCACAGGCGGACTACACACAGCTGTTGCAAACGGTTCACAAGTAAGAAGAAGATGGCAATACTACGATCTAGTAGATAAAGCACCAGGAACATCAACATACGCTTCTAATAGAAGTGGTGTAAATGACGAAATGCACATAGTAGTCGTTGATGAAGACGGTGGTATTACAGGTACTAGCGGCGAAGTTTTAGAAGTTTATGATTCAGTATCAAAAGGATCAGACGCTAAAACAGCACAAGGTGATACTAACTACTACGTTGACGTACTTTACAACCAATCAGAATACATCTATTGGATGGATCACGTTGCGACAGGATCAAATTGGGGTAGTGCAGTAGCAGGATTAACATTTACTGCTCTGTCAGCACCTTTTGCTAGATCACTTGTAAGTGGTGCAGATGGTTCAACAGTAAGTACTGCTGAATTAAAAACTGCTTACGAAAAATACAATGACGCTGATACTGTAGATGTTAACTTAATCATCGCTGGTAAAGGTAACGCTACACACATTGATAACTTAATTACAATCGCTGAAAACAGAAAAGACGCAATAGTATTTGTTTCTCCTGAAAGATCAGATGTAGTTAACGTTACAAATAGTACTACTCAAACAACTAACGTAAAAGGTTTCTTTGATAGTATTAGATCATCATCATACGCTGTATTTGATAGTGGTTACAAATATACATACGACAAATATAATGACGTATTCAGATATGTTCCTTTAAATGGAGACATTGCTGGATTGGCTGCAAGAACAGACTTAATCGCAGACTCATGGTTCTCACCTGCTGGTTTCAACAGAGGAGTAATTAGAGGTGCAGTTAAACTTTCTTACAATCCAACACAAGGACAAAGAGATGAATTGTACAGAGCGAGAGTAAACCCAGTTGTAACATTACCAGGACAAGGTACTTTATTGTTTGGTGATAAAACTGGATTATCAACGCCGAGTGCTTTTGATAGAATAAACGTAAGAAGATTGTTTATTACTTTGGAAAAAGCAATATCAACAGCTTCTAAATTTCAACTATTTGAATTTAATGACGAGTTTACAAGAGCTCAATTTAGAAACATAGTTGAACCATTCCTTAGAGATGTACAAGGTAGAAGAGGTGTTACAGACTTTAGAGTAGTTTGTGATTCTTCTAATAACACTGCTAATGTCATTGATAGTAATGAGTTTAGAGCTGATATATTTGTTAAACCAAATAGATCAATCAACTTTATACAACTACAATTCGTTGCGACACGATCAGGCGCCGCATTTGAAGAAGTGGTAGGAGGATAAACACATGCCAAATATAAATGACTTTAAAGCTAAGTTAAGAGGCGGTGGAGCTCGTGCCAATCAGTTTAGAGTAACAATGCCTTTCCCTGGTTTTGCTGCTGTAGGTGGTGAAACAGAAACTATGAGTTTCTTAACTACATCTACATCTTTACCAGGAATGACTGTAACGGAAGTTGCAATACCATTTAGAGGTAGGGAGTTATATGTTGCAGGTGATAGAACATTTGCTACATGGACTACAACTATTCTAAATGATACTAACTTCTTAATACGTAACGCTTACGAAAGATGGTTAAATGGTATCAACAATATGTCAGATAACGAGGGGTTAGTAAATCCTGTAGATTATCAAGTTGACGGTTTTGTTGACCAATTAGACAGAAACGGTAACGTGATTAAATCATACACTTTCAGAGGAATGTTTCCAACAACTCTGGATGATATTGCTCTATCGTATAGTGATAACAACTCCGTAGAGAGTTTTACTGCTACACATAGATACCAATACTTTGAAACAAACACTACTACTTAATACCGTTATAAGTATTAATAGTAATAGGAGAAACTAAATTATGGCTGAACTGTTTGGGTTTAAGATAGAACGTTTAAAAGACGCTTCAACCGATCCAAGACAAAATATAGTTCCACCTCAAGCGGAAGACGGTACAACAACCGTCCCCGCTGGTGGGTTTTTTGCGTCTTATGGCGGATTTGATGTAACGGCTAGAAACGAGCTAGACTTAATAAGAAGATATAGAGAAGTATCACTCCATCCCGAGTGTGACCTTGCAATAGAGGATATCATATCTGAGGCAATCGTATCAAATGAAAATCAAAATGCTGTACAATTAGATTTAAGTAAAATTGAATACAGCGAATCTATCAAAAAGAAAATAAGAGAATCCTTTATAGAAGTATTAAAGTTATTAAACTTTGATATAAAAGGACATGATATTTTTAGAAGATGGTACGTAGATGGTAGAATGTACTATCATAAAATTATAGACAAAGAAAGTCCTAGATTAGGGATTACAGAATTAAGATATATAGACCCTCGTAAAATCAAAAAGATTAGAGAGGTTAGAAAGCAGAGAACAGATGGCATGCCTTCTTCATTTGCTTTTGAAAACAAATTCCAAGAATATTATATATTCAACGAAAAAGGAATACATCCAACTGCTACATCAAACGCAGGTGGGTTAAGAATAGCGACAGACGCTATTGCATTTTGTCCGTCTGGTTTAATAGACCAACAGGCAAATCAAGTTTTATCTTATTTACATAAGGCAATTAAACCTGTCAATCAATTAAGAATGATTGAAGACGCTGTTGTAATATACAGAATTGCTCGTGCACCAGAAAGAAGAATATTCTATATTGATGTAGGTAACTTACCTAAAATCAAAGCTGAACAATATTTAAGAGATGTTATGGCTAGATATAGAAACAAACTTGTATATGACGCAAGTACTGGTGAAATTAAAGACGATAGAAATCAGATGAGTATGTTAGAAGACTTTTGGTTGCCTCGTAGAGAAGGTGGGAGAGGAACTGAAATCACTACATTACCTGGTGGTCAAAACTTAGGTGAAATACAAGATATAGAATACTTCCAAAAGAAACTATATCGTTCACTTAATATACCAATCAGTAGATTAGAAGGCGGTCAAGGATTTAATCTAGGTCGTGCAGCTGAAATTAGTAGAGATGAAGTTAAGTTTACTAAATTCGTAGGCAGATTACGTAAAAAATTCTGTATGCTTTTCCATGATCTATTAAAAACACAATTAATATTAAAAGGTGTTATTGCTCCAGATGAATGGGACAGTATGCAAGGCGATATTACATATTCTTTCTTACAAGATGGTTACTTTGCTGAATTAAAACACAGCGAAATGATGAGAGAAAGAGTACAACTCGCTCAACAACTAGAAGGGTATGTTGGTAAATATTTCTCTAATGAGTATATACGAACCAAGATATTAAAACAAAATGAAACAGAAATTGATGAAATTGATAAACAAATTAAAGAAGAAGGTTCTGAAGGACAAACCGAAGACGTCCCAGCCATCACGCCAAAAGAAGAAACGAATGGTAGTAAAGAAAAAGAACCAACATTAAAACCAAAAGAAGGAGAAAAAGATGTCGGAAGAAGTAATTAGATATGGTGCTGGTGGCGTTCCTTATGTAGAAAAGAAAGCAGAAGCACCTAAGGAAGAAGTTAAAGAAGAAGTAATTTCTGAAATTTTAACAAAGAATCCTAACAAAGAAAAAAAATCTGAATCTACTAAAGAAAAAAAGTAATAGGAGATAAATAATATTATGAGTAAAGAAAATTTAAACAAGTTTGTTAATTCACTACAACAAGGTGACGCTAAACAGGCAGGAGAAGATTTAAAAAATTCTCTTGCAGATAAAGTTAGTGCAGCCTTAGATGACGCTAAAGTTGATGTGGCTAGATCAGCATTTACAGGACAACAAGGCGCAGACGCTCCAGAAGCGAATGTGTTTAGTGGTAATGATATAAGTGCTGAAAATCCTACACCAGAGGCGGCTAGTGATGAAGTGGCTCAATAAGTTTATTAAAGATAATATAACTGAAGGCAACGATTACAAACGTACTAGACAGTACAACAAACTTACGCCTAAAATGAAGCGTGCTGTAGATATGATATTCAGAGCTGCTGATAAAGACGCAGATGTAATATCTAATTTTGAAAAAAATATTAATACAGCTGCAAAACAATATGGTGTACGTAAACAAGATTTAATGACGTATTTTGATAAAGAAACGTTAACAATTTTAAGGAGATAAAGATGGCAACAATTATACTAAAAGGAGCGCTAGTCGCAGGTACATTATCAGATAATACTATCGGTAATGCTCACTTTGTAAGAATAGTCGCTACTGCTGGTACAAATACTATTACAGTAAAAGATGGTAGTACAGTTTTAGGTACGACTTTGTTACATACTGCTGGAGATGAAATCACAATTGAAAAACATGCTAAACATACAATTTCATCAAGTGGTAACGTAAGTGCTAGTGCTGTAGGCGTAGGTCACTAACATGGCTGATACAGTATCTACACAAACATTAACAGATACGACAGGCGTAAAGTTTGCCGTTAAGATAACTAATTTTTCTGACGGTACAGGTGAAACTTTAGTTAAAAAAGTTGACGCTAGCGAAACAACTTTTATGACTGAAGACGGTAATCGTAAAATATCAAAAATCTTTTATTCAATAAACACTGCTAATCCTAAATCAGCAGTAGAGTTGATATGGGATGGTACAGATAATGCAACGGCAGTTTTATTGTCTGGTCAAGGTTTTTGGGACTTACGTGCCGATGGTAATGAGATAGCTAACAACGCAACAACACCAACAGGTGATGTTTTACTATCAACAAAGAATTTCGCAATTGGTGATAATTACACGATTTTAGTGGTTTTCAGATAGTTATTTGTATAAATAATAAAGAGAAATAGAGATAGATACAAATGAAATTAATTACCGAAGAAATATCAAACGCAGAATATATTGTAGAACAAAAGAATGGTAAAAAAAACTATTCTATCAAAGGTATATTCATGCAATCCGATGTGAAAAATAGGAATGGAAGAGTCTATCCTAAAGAGATACTTCAAAAAGAAGTGTTTAGATATAATAGAGAGTTCATCAATAAAAGCAGAGCATTCGGCGAACTTGGTCATCCTGATGGCCCGACAGTAAATTTAGAAAGAGTTTCGCACATGATTAAGGCTCTATATCCTGAAGGCGCAAATTTTATAGGTGAAGCACGAATTTTAGATACCCCATATGGAAAAATAGTGAAAAGTTTAATTGACGAGGGTGCAAAATTAGGTGTTTCAAGTAGAGGAATGGGCACACTTGCAAACGTAGGTGGTGCTAACATAGTCAAAGACGATTTTTATCTTGCAACCGCGGCTGATATAGTCGCAGACCCCAGCGCTCCAGACGCTTTCGTAGAAGGCATTATGGAAGGCAAAGAGTGGGTTTGGAATAATGGCGTTTTGAAAGAGCAAGAAGTAAACGAATTAAAGTTACAAGTAGAAAGTAAAGAGAGAATGGCAAGAGCAAATAAAAATGCTCAGGTATTTGAATCTTTTCTTAAAAAGCTGTAATTTTATAAATAGTAATTGACTCATTCCGAGAGGAGTGGTGCATTTATTTTACAACAACAAGAAAAACTATTGAGGAGATAGAACGATGGCTGACAATACTGTGGCAGATTTGCCAACAAAAAACGCAGCTCCAGCTGAACCAGCAAAGTCATTACAAGCAACTGTACAACAAGTTATGAGTAAAGCAGTTACTTCACCGACAGACGCAAAAGTAGATTTCGCACAAGGGGTTAACCACATTACAGGTGACCCACAACAAAAAAGTGCAGGAGCAGCTGACGCAATGCAATCTCTTAAAGCCGAGGCAGATCCTAAAAAATCATATAGCAATGCCAACGAAGCTGACGAGAAAAAAGACGAAAAAGAAAAAGAAGAAGTAAAAGAAGTAGCAGATAAAGAAGACGAAAAGAAAAAAGACGAGATGATGAAAGCTTCTAAAGATAAAGAAGATATGAAAGAAGGCGAAATGCCTGCAGGTCTTAAAAAATACCTTGACAAGAAAAACGACAAGTCTGAAAATAAAGAAGACGAGAAGAAAGATGTTAAGGAAACTGCTGACGAAGACGAGAAAAAAGATAAAAAAGAAATGATGAAAGCTTCTAAAGATAAAGAAGATATGAAAGAAGTAGCTGAAAAAGACAAAGAAAAAGAAGTCAAAGAAGTTGCTGATAAAGATGATGAGAAGAAAAAAGAAGTTTCTGAAGTAGCTGATAAAGAAAAAGAAGTTAAAAAAGAAACTGCTAAAGATAAAGTTAAAGATATGGACATGAAAGAAGATGTTGCTGCTCTAACTGAAGGTGAAGACCTTTCGGAAGAGTTTAAAGCAAAAGCTGCTACTATATTTGAAGCTTCTATCAAAGCAAAACTCGTTGAAGAAATAGAAAATTTAGAGAGCGAATACGAAACTAAGGTTAATGAAAAAGTTGAAGAAACTAAATCAGAAATCGTAGAAAAAGTTGACGCTTACCTAAACTATGTTGTTGAGGAGTGGATGAAAGAAAACGAATTAGCAATAGAAAAAGGCTTAAGAGCTGAGATTACTGAAGATTTTATCGGTGGTCTTAAATCTCTATTTGAATCTCACTACATCAATGTTCCACAAGAGAAGTATGATGTGATTGAGGCTCAGACTGCTGAAATAGAAAAGTTAAAAGAAGAAGTTAACTCTACTATTGAGAAAAACGTTGAGTTGAATCAGGCAATCGGTCAACACGTAAGAACGGATATCATCAATGATGTTACATCTGATCTTGCTGAAACTGAAACTGAAAAACTTAAAGGTTTAGCAGAAGGAATTGAATATAAAGACGCTGACAGTTTTAGAAAAAGTGTAGAAACATTAAAAAATTCTTACTACCCTAAAGCAAAAGCGAGTGATACTGAATCTAATGAAGTAGCAGAAAACAATGCTGGTTCTATGAACGAATCAATGGCTGCATATACTGCTGCAATTAGTAAATCAAAGAAAAACCCATACGTAAAGTAAGGGTTAGTTAATTAACTAAAAAAGAAGGAGAGATAGAAAAATGTTTTTATCTGAATCAATGCAAAACAAGTGGCAGCCCGTTTTAGACCATCCTGATCTTCCTGAGGTCAAAGATAGTTATAAAAGAGCCGTTACTTCAATGGTATTAGAGAACCAAGAAAAGTCGCTAAGAGAAGACGCTGCTTTCTTATCAGAAGCTGCGCCAACTAACGCAACTGGTTCCGCAATACAAAATTGGAATCCTATTTTAATTAGCTTAGTTAGAAGAGCAATGCCAAACCTTATCGCTTACGATATCGCTGGTGTTCAACCTATGTCAGGCCCAACAGGTCTGATCTTCGCAATGAGAAGTAGATATACATCTCAAAGTGGTGGTGAAGCTCTTTTTGACGAAGCTGATACTGACTTTTCTGGAAGAAACAAAGCTGGTTCTTCTGTGTCAGGGGCTTCCGCTGTAGCACAAACTGGTGAAAACCCAGCTGTTCTTAATGACTCAATAGGTACTTCTACTGGTTACACAACTGGTACTGGTATGACAACTGCATATGCAGAAGCACTTGGAGACGCTGCGGCGAACTCATTTGCTGAAATGGCATTCTCAATTGAGAAGTCAACTGTAACTGCTAAGTCAAGAGCATTAAAGGCTGAGTACACTATGGAATTAGCACAGGACCTTAAAGCAATTCACGGCTTAGACGCTGAAACTGAATTGTCTAACATATTATCTGCTGAAATCTTAGCTGAGATCAATAGAGAAGTAGTTAGAACAGTTTACAGAACTGCTGAAGTAGGTGCTGCTGATAATGACAACTCACATGCTGCAATTAACACAACAACTGCTGGGGTATTTGACCTTGACACAGACTCTAATGGTAGATGGTCTGTTGAGAGATTTAAAGGTCTTATGTTCCAACTAGAGAGAGATGCAAACACAATCGCTCAGAGAACAAGAAGAGGAAAAGGTAACATGATTATCTGTTCTTCAGATGTTGCCTCTGCGTTACAAATGGCGGGTGTTTTGGATTACACTCCTGCATTAAACAACAACTTAAACATTGACGATACTGGTAATACTTTTGCTGGTGTATTAAATGGTAAGTACAAAGTTTACATTGACCCATATGCTGCTAACATGGCAAGCAATGCGTCACCTACTAAACAGTACTACGTTGTTGGTTACAAAGGAACTTCTCCATACGACGCTGGTTTATTCTATTGTCCGTATGTACCTCTACAAATGGTTAGAGCAGTAGGTCAGGATAACTTCCAACCGAAAATCGGTTTCAAAACTAGATACGGTATGGTTGCTAATCCATTTGCTGGTGCTTCTGCGTCAGGAAATATTACTGCTGACGGTGTTGGTGCAATCAACGCTAACAGATACTACAGACGTGTTCAAGTTACGAACATCATGTAATATTTGTTGAGAAACAAATTTAAGAAGGGCGCTTCGGCGCCCTTTTTTTTAGCATAAATAAAAGTAGATTATGTTTTATACTGAAAGAATAACAATTTACAAAGAGATACCCATGTGGAAAAGAACACCATTTAAAGAACTGTTAGGAATACTAGTAGTAGGTGGTTTTATTACACTATTAGCATTAGGTCTTAATTACTTACAGAAACCTAACGCATTAGAGAACATAGAACAACGATTAGATGAAGCAGAGCAATCACAATCTGTGCTTACAGATAATGAAAAGAAACTAAAAACAGAAGCCCAAACTAAAGAATGGGAAGAGGTAGACGAAAAACAGATAGTACCTCTACCAAAACCTAAGTAAAATTCATATAAATAGCTGTATGACAGTAACAAACTCATACACTAGACAACCTACTAAACTAGACTATGCTAGTCCTACACAGTTTAAGTTTTCTATAATTAAGTTACCTAAAGTAGAATATTTTTGTACTACAGCAAATGTACCTGGTATTACACTAGGCACATCAGCACAAGCTACACCTTTTAAAGATATACCTATACCTGGTGATAAACTAGATTACGATACATTAAACATACAGTTTTTAGTAGATGAAAATTTAGAAAACTATAGAGAGATACATGGTTGGATGACTGGTCTTGGATTTCCTAAAGATCATTCACAATTCAGATCATTACAGGCTGCAGGATCAGACAGATATCCTACAACAACAAGTGAAACTTACAATAAAGAATTAGGACAAGTTGTAAAACAAACTTCAGATGATGGTGGTTTATATTCAGACGCTACATTGTTTATCTTAACAAGTAAAAACAATTCAAATATAGAAGTACGTTTTAGAGATATTTACCCTATATCATTATCTGGTTTAGATTACAATCAACAAGCGACAGATGTAAATTATTTAACAGCAAGTGTAACGTTTCAATATAAACTTTATGAATTTGCTAATGTAAGTGGTAGTGGCACACTAGAAACTACAACATAATTATAACATATATAACATTATGACAGTACGTGTAAGACCTAAAGATTTAAAACTTCCCGAATATATGACAAGAGGTGGCCCAGGCGACCTATCAATGCCAGGTAACGTCAACACTACAGAATGGTGGCGACCTGAACATATGTCAGAGCTTGGTAAAAAGAAAGCTGCTGAAAAAGGATCAATAGTAGAACAAGCAAAAAGTAAAGAAATATATTTTTGTGGTATACCTTTTACACAATTATACAACGAAATAGATGGCAGATATCAAGCATGTTGTTTTGCAGAAGCTGATAAAATTAGTACCATAAAAAATACTTCATTAAAAGACTGGATGAATAAAAGTGCTTACATGAATGTATTGAGAGAAGAAATGACAACACCAGGTTCTGATCTAAAGTTTGTTAAGAAATTTTGTAAAAGATGTGTTACAGACGAAGAAAAATATGGTAGGTCCAGAAGAACAAACTGTTTAAAAATACATACAAACAATAGTGTTTTTTGGGATGACATTGAGCATATAACAGATAGATTTAGAAAAACAGGTGAATACAAACTTGATAGAAGGGTTTTAGAAATACAATTAAAGATATATGGCTCAGAGTGTAATTTAGATTGTTTTATGTGTCTTCATGCTAACTCAACTACAAGAATGAAAGTAGCTGAAGGTGGTGTATGGAATCAAAAAGTATGGACTGAAGAAAACGCAGGTATTCAAATACAAGAGTCAAACGAATTAAAATCAAAGTATAAGTTAGTAGGACCTAAACTAAAAAAAGTATTAGAAGATAATACACCTGGTTCAATAGAACAAATACTAGAACTAGCACCTTATACACGTAGTATAAAAATCATAGGTGGTGAGCCTCTTATTATGAAAAGACAATATGAGATGTTACAGGCACTAATAGATAGTGGCGATTCAAAAGAAATTATAATAAAATTTCAAACAAACATGACTAAAATGGCTAGAGGTAAACATAATATATTTAAATTTATACCACACTTTAAACTTGTAACTATGGTCGCTTCTGTAGATGGTATAGGTAAAACTATTGAGTACATGAGAAGAAGAACAGATTGGCCTGAACTAGTTGACAATATAGAACAAGTTAAAAAATATCCTAACGCAGTCGTAGATTTTAATGGTCTAGTTTCTTTTTTAAGTGTTATGAGATTTTACGAAGTTGTAGATTGGTGTAAAGACAATCCTGTTATAGATCAAATCAATTGGGCAATGTTAGAAAACCCTAAACACTTTGCAGTACATAACTTGCCTAAAAAATTAAAATTAGAACTAATAATAAAATATTCAAAGTTTCCTGACATTGTAGCTGCGTTAGAAAAAGAAAACGATTCAGATGTAAATATACAAGATACATTTCAATACTTTTTACAACAAGATAGATACTATGTTGGCACTAAATGGGAATCACATTTGTTTGATGTTTTTCCTGAACTAAAAGAATTTTACGATCCTAATTATGTATCGCCAGATGAATTAGATAAAAGGATGCAAACTGAATTGAAGAAAGGTATAGAAAAGGTCTATGAAGAAGACTTATTAACTTAATATATACTATAACAATATAATGGAGATCATATGACATTTGACGAACTACAGGCACTCGCCGATAAAGACCTAAAAATAAATGATACTGAACTTGATTTAGAATCATTAAAAACACCACAACTACATAACAAGTATATGAAGTTTCATAATCAATATACTAATCTATTAAAGAAGTCTGAACAAGACTTGGCAAGATTAACAAGAGAAAAATGGGAATACTATACAGGCAAAGCAGACCCTAGTGTGTATCAAGTAAAACCTTTCAATCTAAAAATATTAAAACAAGATGTTGACAAGTATCTTAAATCAGATGACGAACTTATTAAGTTAGACCAAAAAGTAACTTATGTACAAAGTGTTGTTGACTACCTAGATAGAACAGTTAAGATTATCTCTAATCGTGGCTTTCAAATTAAGAACGCTATAGATTGGCGTAAGTTTACATCTGGAGTTATCTAAAGTGAAGTATTTGATAGTTAGTGGAGATAGCAATACAACAGATGACTTTGATTCTATATCTCATCCTGATAAGAACTTTAGTTATAAAAAGTGGCCTACATTACTAGGAGAGAAACTAGGCATGAAAGTTATTAATCTGGCTGGTGCAGGACAAGGCAATGAATTTATCTATACAACTATACGAGATGAAATAGTTAAGATAGAGGATAAAAATCAAATTGGTTTAGTTATTGCTGCTTGGACAGAAGCGCCAAGGAGAGATTTCAAAAAGTTTATTTCCATCTTTAACTATTGGAGCGACATGGCCGTGTCGCCATGGTCATCACTACGAATTGATACACATGGTACTCTACCGTGGTGGGTTGATAGGTCTTTAGGATATTATTTAGATTTTGAAATTTTGTGTGAACGATACAATATACCTTATGTTCAATTTCAAATGATAGAACTTTTTGAAGATTATTTAAAAGGTTATTCAAGTCAAACAGAAAAACATCATGGAGCAGATCCTGATAAACAAAAAAAATATCCAGGAATAAAAAGAAAAGACGAAGAACTTGCATTAAAATCTATAATGAAATATAAGAAAAAATTAGATACATCTAAATTTATGGGATGGCCTCCAGTCAAAAAATTAGGAGGATGGACATTTAAAGATCAACTTGATTTATGGTATGATAAAAACTCACCAAGGAGAGTATCTACCTTAGATGACCACCCGAATGAACTAGGACATATCGCTATTTGTAATAAACTAATTATGTTGTTACAGGAATATAATATATGCAAAACATCATAGTTGACAAGGTCAATGACGTGTACCTACGTATTGACGCAGACGCAAGCATCCGTAGAGAGTTATCAGATTATTTCTCATTTGAAGTACCTGGTTACAAGTTTACACCTCAATTTCGTAATAGAGTTTGGGATGGTAAAATACGGTTATACTCGTATGCTACAGGTCAATTATATGTTGGATTGTATCCTTACTTAAAAGACTGGTGTAAGAAGAAAGATGTACATATAGTCGAATCTAGTGAAATCCTTGCACATAGCAACGTCACAGCCGCCGATATAGACGGCTTAATCAAGTCTTACGATCTGTCTATCACTCCGAGGGACTATCAAATCAATGCTTTTAAATTTGCACTAGAATATGAAAGAGGACTAGTTTTATCTCCTACTGCCTCTGGTAAATCACTTATTATATACATGCTTGTCAGGCACTATATGAACATGATAAACAACAATATTCTAATCATTGTACCAACAACATCACTAGTAGAACAATTA